CAATTTGTTTAGGAGTTCCCTTTACGTTTTGTGCTAAAAATTTACCAGCAAAATTACCGGCTGCATCTTTTCTGATTTTAGCTAAATTCAACATTGTTTCAGGTTCAATTCCTAATCTTAAATCATCTTTTAATACTACTCTTGATGGAATTACTTCTTCAGGAAATGCTATACCAATTTTAGATGCTAATGATAAACCTTTTGTTTTTAATTTGTTTAATGCGTTCCCAATTATACCATTACTAGCTGCGCCACCATTAGCACCAGCTTTCATATCATCCAACATATTAGTGGATAATCTATTTAAACGGATAATATCAGTACCATATATGATTGGTTGCGATAAAAAACGTAGTTGTCTTAATCCAGATAATTCTTCTTCTATTAAAGTTTCTCTAGTTCTATCACTTATTTTACTTCTACGCAATTTGTTTACCAAAGCAAATGAAGTTGCATTTAAAGCACCATTTGGGGTAGATATGGGTATATCTTTACTATTACGAATTTCGTATTTTTGTTGAGCAGTTTGTGTGCTACTCAATTTTTCAGTTTCAAAAAGTTCTCTTATAGTTTTTCCCATTATTTAAGTGCGTAAGCGTTTCCAGTTGTTTGTGTTACTACTCTTGAAACTCCTGCTGTTACCTTTTTACCATCCATATTTACACCAACCTTACCTCCAATTAAATCTGCTCTTAATCCTTTTATTTCGGCAATTAATTCATCAAATTTTAATGCATCAGGTGTAATTATACTACCTACCATACCAGCAGCAGATGATAACGTATTCATTAAGTTACCTAACATACTATCATCACCCAATCCGCCTGCTAATTGAGATGGATTTTGAGTTGCTATTAATGTATCTTTTGGATTTGTGGATATTACTTTACCATTTTGAATAATACCATCATTAACTGAATCATCTACTATTTGATATCCACTACTATCCGTACCCAACGTACTATCAAGAGCTTGTTTTTGCATTGCAGATGTGTCACTTGCAACTCCTTCTTTTTTATCACCCCCAAAACCTGGTATATAATTAGCTACAGTATCAAATCCTGACTTTATACTACCAATAGCATTCATTATGGGTTCTACTAAATAAGTTTGTATAAATTTAGATATACTTTCAATAACTGAAAACAATCCTCCAAATACAAAATCAAATGCTTCACCTAAAATATTAACGGCTCCAACTAAAACAGTACCAACAAGTTTACCAATAAAACTAAATATTGGTAATAGTGGTGTTACAGCTTCCATTACTTTATTTTTTAATTCTCCAAATTTTGCAAATATAGGTTCAAGTGCATCACCCACCATTGATATTGGAGTTATTAAATTTTCAACAAAAGCACCAGCTATTGCTACTATTGGTTTTATAATTGCCATAAGTACATTATATACTGCACCCAACACTCCAAACACTATTTTAAAAATAGCACCAATTCCTTTCATAAGTGGCATTAATACAGAACCAAGCATATCAGCCAAATCAGTAATAATTGGCATTAAAAATGCAGCAAATGGTTCAAACATATCCATAAATCCAGTTCCTAATGCTGATACACTATTTTGTAAATTATCCATTTGAGATTGCATTTCTTTTTGACTAGCTAATCTTTTGGTTTGTGCATCCAAATCGGCATCTGTTATTTTACTTATATCTTTTCCAGAATCTAGCAAAGCGTTTGCTGCTGCCAATCTTTTTTCATCTAAATCAGGAAATCTTTCTTGTATTCTTTGTAGGTTTTCTAATTCACCAACTTCCTTACCAGTTGCTTTGGTCAATGCCTCTTTTTGGTAATAATTCATTTTTGATATATCACCAATACCTTGCAATTGTTCCATTATGGCTTTTTCTTGCCCATAAAGGTCACCATTAAATGCAGCTGTTCTAGCTTTATCAAAGTTAAGTTGTTTACCTAACATCGCACTAGCTTCCAATTCGGATGTTATACTACTTTCAAAATCTAATAACGATTCGGATGATTTTGCTGCGCTTTCCAATGAAGAACCCATTGCTGCCAAACTTACAGCTGCCTTTGCTAATTCTTTAGGCCCTCCTCTGAAATATTTATATGCAACTTCACTATTTTGTGCAATATCTGCTATTACTTTAGATGGTGCAACTCCAGCCAACTTTGACATCTCAACTACACTATTAGTCATAGATTGTGCTTGAGCTTCAGTTAAACTTCCCATATTTTGGAATAGTTTATTTAATGAAGCCGCATCACTCAAACTTACTCCAAAGTTTTTATTCAACATTACCATTGATTCCAATGTACCTTTTGCTGGTTGCTCCAATCCACCAAATTCATTTGTAAATTCACCAGCTGCCTTTGCAACATCTTCTGCATTAACACCCAAACCAGCCATATCTCTTGATATGTTTTGTATATTTTGCTGTAATCCCATTGTTTGGGAATTTAACAATCCAGTAGTTTCTCTAAATGATTTTGCAGCAGAATCCAATTCTACAAAACGTTTATATCCAAGAGCGGCACCAGCTGCTATTGCTAATACAGCTACACCAATAGGTCCTAATGATGCTAATAATCTACCAGCAACTTTAACCATACCAGAAGCTTCACCCGCACCACCTTTCAATCCACTTGCTAATGAACTTGTAAATGATTGACCCGATGCTCTTGATTCTAAAAATGATTTCTTAAACCCAGATGAAAATTTATTTGCAGTTTTATTAACTATGTTTTTTGTACTATCAGCAAATGGTTGAAAAATGTTTTTTAATGCTTTTCCGATTATAGGTATATTATCAAATTTATTCAGTGCATCATCAATACTACTACCAAAACTATCACTTGATTGATTAACAATGTCATTTACTGCTTTAAATACTTTTTTAGTATCTTCTGCACTTTTTAATATACCTTTAACGGCATCTAATTGTGCTAATTGAGATTTTTTTAATTGTTCATTAACACCATAATTTTGTTTGTTAATATTATTTTGTTGTGTAGTTATGGCATTTATTATTTTTTGCGTATCAGCCATATCGGTTGTACTATCTAATATTTCATTAGTTATATCAGCCTGTTCTCTTAATCTTCTATTTCTTCCATCAGATTCAGAAGTCAAATCAGACATAGCTCGTTTCATGTCACCAAACATACTTTGGGTGACTTTTAACAAATCTTGATAATCTTTTTCTTCTGTGGTTCTATTAGCCATAATTAGTAATTAAATCCCAAATATTTTCTTACACTATCTGGAATTGCTTTTTTTACTTGGTCAGTATCACCATCAAATCTATCTTCAATGGTTTTTTGAGCACGTTCTAAAGAAGCATCGGCATCTTTAATTGCATCTTGAATGCCTTTATCGTTTTTTATATTTTTTTGTAAAGCTCTAACAAATAATCTACTTAATATACCTTCTTTTAATTTGTATTTTAAATAAGTTTCTTTAAATAGCTCTCTATCTTCGTTTGTTATTTTCATCTTATATGTAGTTATACTACTATAAATATAGTGATACAAAAAAAGGTGAGGAAATTATCTCCTCACCTTTACTTTACTTTGTTTAGCGTTTGCACCTACCTCTTCATTTCTTTTCTTTTCAGATTTTTTAGCTTCAACTAATTGTTTATAATAAAAGTTCCGTATATGAACCGGCATTCTATAAACATCCGATTGAATAAATCCATTACCATAGTAACATAATTCAAATATTTGCGTATGAAGTATTGTACTATAATTAATTGGAAGGCCAAAAAAAGCTTACTCCCATTGGAATAGAACGTACCTCCATTTCCCCAGTAATTTGGTTTTGATATTCAAATTCCATATTAACATCCGGAGATACTTTTTTAATGTATTCCCTAAATGCTCTTGTATCTCTAGCCAAAAATTTATTATTAATAAAATCAGTTACACTTTTAGTATCTGATTTACCATCAACTGAAGTAATGATGTATCTATATCTTGTTGTTAGTTCCGTTGATATTCCACCTTTATTAAACTTTTTCATAGCATTTACATCCGCATCAATTGCCTTCTCATCACCATGCGTTAATAACTTAAATTCTATTTTAGTTTTTGTTTGTGGCATTGTAAATTCATATCTATTTTCACTATTAAGTAAATCAAAATCAATATCTTTTGTTTGAACTGCGCCTAAATCGATAGTTACTTCTTCTTTATTACCCTCATCATCGGTAGATTCAATTACATAATCAGCACCATATCCTAAAATACGAGTAGCTAACATAATAGCATTTTTATCACCTAATATGATATCGTCTGGATTTATGTCTTTATCAACTATAATTGATTCGAACAATTTATCCAAAACAACTCCTTTTTTGATTAAATTTTGAGATGAAAGAATTTCTTCCTCTCTAGCTGTCATATATTTTATTTCAATTGTACCTTTTGATAGTGGATTATCGGATGGATAGCATTTACCTTCAGATGGTAAGGAAATTACTTCCGTTGGAAATTCGTATTGTTTTTTTTCACTCATAACTTTATTTGTTTGTTTTGTATATATAAATACATAAAAATAAAAAATTTAGAAATAAAAAAGGGATAACCTTTCGGAAATCCCTTCTTTAATATTGTAGTAGATACTATTAGTATTCCAAAATAGCGTAATCGTATGCTAATTCTAATGTGATATCAGCAGGGTCAGTAGCATTTGACCAATCCAATTCTCCAAAGTTAGCATTTACAATAAATGCTCCTTTTAAAGTCCATTGTTCAATTACATCACCCACAGGACCTAACATTTTAATAGTTAAATCTTTTTTGTAGAAATCTGCATATCCTCTTCTACCAGTGATTGATTCGTGTCCTAAACGTACCCACTCCATTACCGCTTGTGCAGCAGATGGAACTATTGGGTCAATAAGTGTCAATGTTAAATTAGCCCACTCACCTTTTCCTTGTAACTTTCTTTTGATGTTAATGTGGTCCAAAGTAACAGTTTCAAATTGTATTGTTGGTCTTTGTGCCACTTTTACAGTGTATGCTTGTATTTCAGTACCACTCATTTCCACCGTAAAACGATGTTTCATTTTAGGTTCGAAGTTCGTATAGAACATCTTATCAAACTCTAGTATCTCTGCCATTTTTTTTAATTTCTATTTTGTTATTAATAAATATTGGTTTTTCGTTTTTTTCTTAATTAAGCGTTAAACGATGCCCCAGTTGGTAAGATGTTGAAATCAATTACGATGAATTCAGCCGTCTTAGCCGGTTGTAAGAAGATTTGTCCAGCAAGTATGTTTCTATCGATTACATCAGGAGTGTTATTGGTTTCATCCATTACCACTTTGAATGCGTATAGACCTTGTCTTTGTTGGATTGCTTCAAAATAAGGGTTTACAGTGTTTAAGAATCTATTTCTAGTCGTTGTAGTGTTTTGTTCAAACAATAGGTAACGAGAAGTAGATGCGATAAACTTCTTAACAGTGATTAATAATCTTCTTACGTTGATTCTATCCAATGCTGATGCCTTA